CCTCAATATACCTCTGCTCGATTTCTGTAATATCGGCAAGCATTATCTCGATCGCCTCTACCTTTGCGGTAGCCTTTGCGTACTGGACGTAATCCTTAGCGCCCCCGGCTAGAAGGTACTCGGTTACTTGCTCTTTGTACTCATTCATGCGGCGACGAAGGGCCTCTAGTTCGTTCACTGTCCACCTCCCTGTGGCTTGGTTGCATCTCTGATGATCGCTTCGGCGGCTTTAAGGCCCATCTCGGCGCCTTTCTGCTTCTCCGCGCTGGACTCCTTACGAATGTCCGTTGCCAGCTTGGCCCCGATGTTAGCCCCCGCGCGCCGGTCTTCGGATTTGATCCGATCGGCCTGAACTTCCACGTTCGCCATGCGGATTTCGGCGTCCAGCTTCAGCTTTTCTAGGTCCATGAGTGCATCGTGCTTGGCCTGCGCTTCCTTCAGCGACACCTCGCGTTGCTTGATCTCCAGCTCGGCGCGTTGGATTTGCGTGAGTGGGTCTTGGGCCGCCTCTTGGGCCGCCTGCGTCGCGGCTGCCACTTGATTCTTCTGCAGCAGCTTACCGGCTGCGGCCGCTGTGAGGCGCGATATCTCGCGCTCCACATCTTCAGGCAGCGTATCTTCCGGGTCTGGCATCTCTACGCCCAGCTGTTGCTGGATTTCCACGCGGTACTGCATCGCCACGTGCTCGGTGATGTGTGCCGCCAATGCGCTCTGGATAGCCGACGCAAACGGTGACTGCCCCACAAGCTGCATGATTTTGGGGTCTTGGGCCGCGGCCAAGTGCACCGCTATATGCGCCTCGTGGTCCTGATAGGAGAACGCCTTGATCGGCTCTTGCTTCAGGATCGCCATATTCTCAGTGACCGGGTCCTTCGCCTTGATGTCTTCGGGTAGCTTGATGATGTCGTCCGCGTCTTGGATGCCCAGTACCTCGAGCATCTGGCGGTGCAGCTTACCGAGATCGTACAGCTGGGGCGCCTGTTGTGCCAACTGCAACGCCGCTTGGTACTGTACAACGCGTTGTGCCATCGTGGCGGCATTCGGGTCAGACACCGGTACGACATCAACGCTGCGGTTAAAGTCGTCTACGCGGCTGAAATCGCCCTCGATCTGGTAGTCGTACTGCGCCGGCATGTAGTCGTGGATCACCGACGCGATCAGCCGCAGTTCACGCTTCAGCGACGCGTGCAGGCGCGCTTGTACGCCGGTCATCACTTTCATGGACCGCTCGAGCAAGGCCAGTGTGGTACCTACTGGCGCCTCGGGGTTCATGTTGCCCACTTGCACGTCGGCCACGGAGCCGATGCGCCGGCCTTCTTCGACCACGTTACCAAGCAGCTGATACAAGACTGCGGACGGCTCTTTGTACGGGAGCGGGAACAGCGACTCGCGCAGTGTCCCCCCGCCCACGTCTACGTCACGCCACTCGCCGGGCTGCAGCGGGGTGCCGTCGCCTTTAATCCGCATACCACGGGCCTTCAGGCCTGCAGGTAGGTTCGACAGCGTACCGGCGTCGATGAGCTGACGCATGATTGAGGTCGCGGACTTTGCAAGCCCACCAATCATATGGATAAGGCCAGTGCCGTAGAACCCCATGCCGGGCAGGTACCGATAGTGCACAAAGTGCATGCGCTTCAGTTTGCGCGTGTCGTCGTCGTACCAATTCCTACGGATTGCCAGAATCTCGCGGGACGACTTGTCGATCGTGACCACATATGGCCGCGGGATGCCGTCTGGATCGTCGTATTCCTCGGGCATGTTCATCGTCACGTGCATTTCCAGCACTGTGTGCCGGTCATCATCGTCGATCACGGCCTCTTCGCCGTTCATCTCGTCGTATTTCTCTTGGATGTCGGACAGGTCCGCTGTGGGTTCGGGTAGCTCCACGTCGCGGTAGAACCCCCCGGCCTGCAGTTTCATGATCTCGATCGGCGTCTTCTTCATCACGTGCGTATAGCGCTCGCATGTCTGCAGGTCCGACGCGCCGTACGACACGACGAAGTCTTCAGCGGGCACAAACGCGGACACTGCACGCTCGAGCAGTGGGTCGTAATATACTTTTTTGAATGAAGACCCTGCCAGCGGTAGCCGGAACAGCATCTGTTCCATCTCTTCGCGGTACTCGGGCATGTGCTCGGTAAGCTGGTAGTTCAGCTCTTGCTGTACCCGCTGCGCCTGCTCTGTCTTCTCTGGTGTCAGCTGGCCGACGATCTTTGTCCGTACCGGACCAGAGGCGGGGAACAACTCACCCATGGCCTGCGCTTGGAACCGGACAACGGCCTCGGTCAGCATCGGGTGGAACACCCCGGACGCGCCTTCCCATGGCTGGGTGCGCTCCTCGATCTTCATGCCTAACAGGTCAAGCCCCTTGACGTATGCCTTAGCCCAGTCCGATCTCGACATTCTGTCGGCGTCGAACGACGTCACGAGCTCGCTGGCCATACTGCTCAGCACGTCCTCATCAATGAAGTCCGCGAGGTTCGCGTCGTGGTCTGGGTCTTCTATGAGTTCGCCGTCCTCATCGAGCTCCAGCTCGACGATGAGGCTACCGTCTTCTTCCGCGTCCCCGAGGGGCATCTCGATCTCGACTTCAAGCGCGTCAGGGTCCTCTGCACCAAAGGCGTCGGTCATATATGCTTCGGTAAAGGGCTCGAGCGGTTTCTCAATGGCCATGTGGTGCTCCTAACGTGCGTTTCGCTAATAGTAGTCTACTTTGCCTCTATATGGCAACTCGTCGTCTTCTTCGTCTGTAGGCAGGCGCAGAAACCCCCCTTGGCGGAACCTCAGCAGGGCCATTATGCACGTATCGACGTGGTCATCGTTGGCCATAAACGGGAATCCCGCGATCTCCTCCACGACCTCCTCGGCCCAACGCCTCTCGGGTACCCAGCACATACCGGCCGATATGATGTCGGCCACCGAGTTCAGGCGGGCCATTTTGTCACCCGTGCCGCGGTGCGGCGTATACTCCTGCACGGGGATACCCGCGCGGCGCATTTCTTGGTAGAGGGCGGTACCGGCAGACTTCTTCTCGACGATGAACGCGTCCGGGTTCCACTCCGTGTACTCCTCCATCGCCATGCGCTTCAGTTCAGGGAACTCAAGGCGCCGCTTTATGGCGTTCAGCAGGATGATCTGGTGCGAGTTCTCTTGCTCGTTCTTGAACACACCCCACGTCGTCAGCGAGGTAAAGTCGGCACGGTTGTTTGTCTCGGCCGCCGCATCGAGAGACATGATCACGTACTCGCACGTCGGCGGGTCTTCCTTATCCCACGACCGCCACCATTCGCGTTTGATGATCGCTGCTTCTTCCGCCGTGGGGGTCTGTTGGTACTGCGCGTTCCACTGGAACACAGGCATGGACGCTTTTGTGCGCCGTAGCGCCGGTAGATCGAAGAACTCCGGCCATAGCGCTTTCTCTACGATGGTCTCGTTGCCGTCGTCGTCCGTGACCGGGACCGACATAATCGCGGGAAACTCGAAGACCTCGTACTGATCTGCGCCCTCGTTAGAGGTCATGTCCGCGATTAGACGCCCGATCATGTCCGACTGATGCCATCTGGTGTGGACAACCGCCACGGCACCCCCGGGCATTAGGCGTGTTCTCGCGCCGTAGGCGAACCACTCGTAGGCCTTCATGAACACGCCATAGTTGCCATTAAGTACGTCCTGTTCCGAGTGCGGGTCGTCGATGAGCAGTAGGTGGGCACCCCGGCCCGCCAAGGCCGAGCCAACGCCTGCGGCGAAGAACTCGCCCCCTTTGTCCGTGTTCCACCGCCCGGCGGACTTGGAGTCCGACGCCAGCTTCACGTCCGGGAACACTTCCCGGAACGCCTCGCTATTGATCAGGTTTCGCACCTTCCGGCCAAAATCTACGGCGAGGTCTGTGGTGTGCGACACGAGCATCACCTTATGGGACGGGTTCCGCCCCAAATACCACGCTGCGTAGTAGATAGACACGAGCTGAGACTTGCCGTGGCGTGGGGGTACCGATACGCATATGCGGTCTTTCCTGCGTGCCTCGATATCTTCCAGCAGCCCCGCCAGCTTCTTGTGGTGGGCCCCGACTTTGTAGTCGGACTGCATGTGCTGACAGAACGCGATCAGGTCAGTTCGGAGTGTCTGCAGGCGCTGGCGATCCGCCAGATCGCTGACTATCCCTTCAAGCTCGGCCAGCTCATCCGCATCCAGATGATCTATGTTGGCCAGCAACAGGTCTAGTTCGATCTGAGTAAACGCCGGGGTTGTGTCACCCATCGATAATATCCGCGTCGTCGATGTCGAGGTCGGGGCCCGCTGGAGTCACGTTCTTCATAGCGTTCAGCTTTGCACGCAGCTTCTCGCGGATGTCGTCCGTCGTCTGGTGGGTGACCGTCACCTCGCTGCGCTCCGTGAACAGACCGACGTCGGTGATCTTCCCCAGCAGCTCCAACGCCCGCAGGCGGATGCGTGGGTCCGGGTTCTCCGTCTCGTCGATCAGCTTGTTGGTCACCATATGCCGCACTTGGATGGAGTCTTGCACCACCGCGTGTCCGAACCGGTTGAGGATGTCTGCCGTCAGCTTCAGCGCGGCCGGCGTGAGCCGTGCCATTCTTGCCGGCGTGGCCGCGGCCGACGTGGCCATTGGGTCTTTGGCGTACTGCGTGGCCAGCGCGGCCGCCGTCTGCATATCTCGCTCTGTGGCATCCGCCTCAAGTCCGTGGTCCGCAAGCATGCGCGCCGCGTTTGCCGCCGCTCGAGCCGTCTGTAGCAAATCCCGCTGGCCTGCGACGTCGTCTTTGCCGGGCACGGGGATATCCGCGTCTATATTAAGGTGCAGCGACATGGCTGATGTTTCCTGCGTTGCAGCGCGCTAAGCGCCGATAACCCGCATTATAATGCACCGGGGGGTCTCTTGTAAACGGGGGACCCATTCTGGCGTTTTTTCCTTTGAGGGGGGTGGGTACAACACGTTGTGTACATAAAACAATAG